CATTTTCTGTTGCCACTGCTTCCTATAAAAGTATTAAAAAAGTCATTAATACTGTTCAGGAAATGGATCAGATTTCGGGTCAGCTTGGTAAGTGGTACTCAAGTTGCGCGGATATTGCACGAGCAGAGCAGCAAAGAAAAAACCCAACGTTTTTAGAGAAGGTTACTCAGGGCCGTTCTATTGAAGAAGAGGCTTTGCAGATTTTGATACATAAAAAGACCAATCGTGAGCGAGAATTGGAAATAAAAGCCATGCTCGACATGAGATTTGGTTTTGGTACATACGACGAAATGCTTGAGATGAGGCGCACAATTCGTAAGGAGAGGGCGGAGAGAGAACATGCTAGGGATGAGTCTAAAAGGCAGATACAAAACAACCTAGCTATTGTGGCTTTGATTTTTGCTATATCTGGCGTTATTGTAGGTATTATATATTTGATCACACAGGCAGGATAATATGGCACATTTAGATTTGGACCAAGACGGAGTTGTTTCCAAAGAAGATATTGAGAAAAGTAAAAACATTGCTCAGATGGAGGATGCGCAACGTAAGCACTTGGCGCAATTACGTCTGGCTCGTTATAGTTTAGTTTTCATGGCTGTATATACACTTCTGCTTTTTGCTCCGTTTGTTGATGATAAGCGCGTTGAGTTGCTTACCAGCGTTAGCGAATTATTATACATTTCACTCGCAAGTATCGTTGGTGCCTATATGGGATTCACGAGTTGGGCGTCTAAAAACGGATGAAGAAATGACCAGTATTTTAGATAAGTTAGAAGAAGCTCGACAGGCGGAGCGTAAAAAAATATTAGAGATTTTAGAACAAAGATTCCCACCTTGGGTTAGTACACTTTTAAGAAAAATTTTAAGGGAGAAACGTCTATGATTGCATTACTAGGAAGTTTGTTAGGTTTTGGTTCTTCGTTTTTACCAGAAGTTCTAAATTATTTTAAAGCAAATCAACAACAAAAGCATCGTATGGAAATGATGCAACTTGAAACGCAGTTGGCTCAAAAACGCTCAGAGATGAAGCTGGTTGAGTTAGATAAGAAGGCAGATATTGAGGAGGCGAAAGGTCTGTATGCACATGATCAGTCTATCGACGCTGGAGGTTTTATCAACGCTCTTCGGGGTAGCGTTCGTCCTGTTATTACTTATGCCTTCTTCTTACTCTTCTGCGCGACGAAGGTGGTAATCATGGTCAAGGTTACGCAATCTGGTGGAGATTGGACGCAAGCGGTTGATCTCATGTTTGATTCAGAAACTCAGGGACTATTTTCTGCTGTTTTAGCGTTCTGGTTTGGAAATAGGGCATTGTCTAAGTATGCGGTAAAATGACAGTAGTACCCTTTCCTAAATTATCTGATATGGACAAACAGTTTCTTGAGTTAGAGGAGCAGCGGGAGAAGATACTTGAGCAAAGAAAGCTTATTTCCTCTCTTGTAGATTTCGATTCGCTAATAACTATCCCTGTCAGACAGAAAGGAAAAAAATGATTTGGGCATCTGTTTTTCTGCTTTGTATGCCCTCAAGCTGTATAACAGCTAGTTCACCACTTTTTGCCTCTAAAGAAGCATGTGAACAGGCTGTTGAAGAATATGGAATGCAGAAAGTAAAAGAAACTTTTATCGGATACATAGTTTTAGACTGGAAGTGTGTATCATTTGGAGAGGTTGGAGTTTGAGATGGCATTTAAACTAAGCAAACGCAGCATTTCACGCATGGAAGGCATACGCCCTGATATGATTTCCATTGTTACAGAGGCCATAAAGCATACATCTGTTGACTTCGGTGTGACATGCGGGATGAGAACCATTGAACAGCAGCGTGAATTAGTTCGCACTAAAAGAAGTCAGACCATGAAAAGTAAACATTTAACAGGACTGGCTGTTGATGTTGTTGCGTACTTTGGTAAAGAGGTTTCTTGGGAAGGCGCGGTTTATGATGATATTGCAGATGCTTTTAAGGCTGCTTCAGCAAAGCTTGGCATTCCTGTTCGTTGGGGTGGTGCTTGGCACATAAATGACATTGCTGCTTTTAAAGGAAGTATGGAAGACGCTACAAACGAGTATGTTGATTTAAGGCGTAGTCAAGGTAAACGTCCGTTTTTTGATGGACCCCACTTTGAACTCTCTGGACAAAACGCTTTAGACAGCGCCTATGCATAAAAGGCTTATGGTTCATGGATATTGTAAGACTAACTGATCATTTACGTAGAAAAATTGAAGTTAGAACGGATGATTTAACCCTTGCGCTTTCAAGTGGTTCTGTGCAGAACTGGGAGCAATATAAAATGACGGTAGGAGAGATACGAGGCCTCTCTTTTATTGAAGATGAACTAAGGGCCTTGCTGAGGAATAGCTTTGAAGATGACGAAGAGCATAATTCTACCTAAATCTGTTCGAGAACGTGTTTTAAAACAAGAAGATGATACATCTTTAAAAAGTCCATACATTCATAGCGAAGAACGGGTGCTAGAGCCCTCGTTACTTAAAAAGTCTGTATTAGAGCGATTACCGCAACCCACGGGTTGGAGGATACTCGTTATGCCCTATCAGGGTAAATCAAAATTAGACAGCGGTCTTTTTATTCCAGATGAGGTTGTGGAACGAGAAAATATTGCGACTGTTGTAGCAAATGTTCTCAAGGTTGGACCACTTGCTTACAGCGACAAGGAAAAATATGGCTCTGCTTGGTGCAAAGAGGGTCAATGGATTTGTATTGGAAGATACTCTGGTTCTCGCTTTAAACTTGAAGATTTTGAAGTTCGTATCATCAATGATGATGAGGTAATTGCCACTATTTTGGAGCCTAGTGATGTCAAGCACGTCTGATATTAAAGAACAAGAACAGGAACAAGAGGTTGAGGTAGAGGTTGAGCTTGAGGCCGATTCTTCAAGTTCTGATGATAAAGGTAATGTTTCGGCAGAGCCAGAGACGGAGCTTGAAGATTATAGTGAGCGTGTTCAAAAGCGTATTAATAAGCTGACGGCAAAGGCAAAACAAGAGGAGCGCGACAGAGAGGAAGCTGTTCGTGTTGCTCAACAGTTAAAGTCAGAAAACGATAAGCTCCGGAAAAGAATGACTGCTTTAGATAGTGGATATATTTCGGAACGTGAGAAAACTATTCTAAGTCAATTAGACGCTGTAAAACGCGCTCATAAAGAAGCTTATGAGTCTGGAGATCAAGAGAAGTTGTTTTCTCTTCAAGAGAAACTCTCTGCGTTGACATTAGCTAAGTCTCAAGTTTTGCAGGCTAAAAACAAGCAAAAACGTGTACAACAACAGGCTCAACAACAACCACAACAAGTTGATCCAGCGCAACAACCTGCACAACAGCAAGTTGCCCCTGATCCCAAAGCAGAGGCTTGGGCGGCTAAAAATGAATGGTTTGGTGAGGACTCTGTCATGACTGCGAGTGTTTTTGCCATACACAATCAGTTGCAAGCAGAGGGAATTGACGGAAACAACGAAAATTACTATACTGAGCTAGATAAACGAGTTCAAGAAAACTTTCCGCATAAGTTTCCAGAGAACTCGCGGTTGCAAGGTACGCAAACTGCAAGTACCGTCAACGTGGGAGGAAGTCAGGTCGCTTCTGCTACATCCTCCGCATCACGCAGTAATAAGCAGGGGCGCAGTCTTTCGGTGAAACTTACGCCATCTATGTTAGCAATCGCAAAGCGATTACGTGTATCCCCTGAAGATTATGCAAAACAGTACGCTAAATTGGAGGGAAAAAACTATGGCAGATAGAGCATCAAGAAAGAGTCAATCGAGGGAAGAAGAAACTCGCAGAAAACCTTGGGCACCGCCCAATTATCTTGAGGCACCAGATCCGCCACCAGGATATGTTAACCGTTGGATTAGAACAGCCTTGCGTGGCGAAGAAGATAAGATGAATGTTCACGCAAAGCTAAGGGAAGGTTGGGAACCTGTACGTGGGGATCAACATCCTGAGTATAAATATCCTACTATTGAAGACGGTAAATATGCTGGTGTTATAGGACAAGGTGGACTCATGTTGTGTATAATTCCTGTAGAGACAGTTAAAGAAAGAACTGCACATTACGGGGGCAGAACCCGCGAACAAATGCTGTCTGTTGATGAAGATTTAATGAAGGAGCAACATCCTTCGATGCCTATTTCAAATAATAGGCAAAGTCGTGTAACTTTCGGAGGTCGTGAACGCGGCTCCGAATAATCTAGAGGACTGCTATTATGGCAAATGCTAATAGTGCTTTTGGCTTAAAGCCAATTGGTGTAGTCGGTCAGGGCTACAACACTACTGGTATGACAGAATATCGCATAGCCGCTGGAAACACTAACACGATCTTTCAGGGTTCTCCCGTTATTCCCCTTTCGACTGGCTTTATTGACATAGTTGGAGCGGCAAGTGGAGGAACTGTAGGTCTAGTTGGTGTATTCAATGGATGCGAATATGTCTCGTCTACTACTGGTGAGAAAATATTTTCTAACTTCTGGCCTGGTTCTGGCGCGGATACAAACTTCCCCGTCAAAGCCTTCGTGTTCGATAACCCATTGCAATTGTATACAATTTGCTCAGATGCTACATTAACTGATGAAGCAACGGCAAGAGCAGCCGTGTTTGCAAATGCTAACTTTTCTTCTGGTACTGGAGGTTCTACCACAACAGGTAAGTCTTCAGCACAGTTGGGTGTCAGCACTATCGCTGTCACTGCAAACTTAAATCTGAGAATTATGGGGATTCAAGATGACCCAGAAAACTCTGATTTTACTGCAGTTGGCATTCCAATGATCGTTCGTCTAAACAACTCCTTCAACTCGCCCAATGGTGCGATTGCAGGCGGCACTGTTTCGACGACTGGCGTATAAGGAGACTAACTTATGGCTATCTCTCGCGCACAACTAGCGAAAGAGTTGGAACCCGGTCTCAACGCCTTGTTTGGTATGGAGTACGATAGGTACGAAAATCAACATGCGGAGATATACACTACTGAAACTTCAGATCGAGCATTTGAGGAAGAGGTGATGTTATCTGGGTTTGGAGCAGCACCAACTAAATCAGAAGGTTCTGCTGTTAATTTCGATGACGCAAATGAAGCGTTCACGGCTCGTTACAATCATGAAACAATTGCATTAGCGTTCTCAATAACTGAAGAGGCTGTTGAGGATAATCTATATGATGCGCTTGGATCACGTTATACTCGTGCCTTGGCTCGTTCTATGGCGCATACTAAACAGGTTAAGGCGGCTGCAATCCTTAACAATGCGTTTACTGCAGGTGCTTCTGCAGGTGGTGACGGAGTTGCACTTTGTGCGACAAATCACCCTCTTACTTCAGGTGGCACCTTTTCAAACGAGCCTTCAGTAGCTGCGGATCTAAATGAGACATCTCTTGAGAATGCTCTTATTGAAATCGCAGGATTTGTTGATGAACGGGGTTTAAAGATTGCTCTTCGCGGTCTTAAACTTGTCATTCCACGTCAGCTGCAGTTTATTGCTGAACGTTTGATGGTATCTAACCTACGGGTAGGAACCGCCGATAATGATGTCAATGCACTTCGTTCAATGGGAATGTTGCCGCAAGGTTACGCGGTGAATGATTTCTTAACTGATCCAGACGCTTTCTTTGTTTTGACGGATACACCTCGTGGATTCATTCATTTTGAAAGATCGCCTCTTGCCACTAATATGGAAGCGGATTTCGATACTGGAAACATGCGTTATAAAGCTCGTGAGCGTTATAGCTTTGGTTTTTCAGACCCACGGTGCGTTTTTGGTTCCCCCGGCGCGTAAGACGTGTTATATATAAAGAGAAGACATTTATACTTCTCCTAAACTATTGGGGCAACTTTGGTTGCCCCTTTTCTTTTTTCTAAACTGTGGTACAGTTGATCTAGGGTAACACATCAGCCTTACAGACAGGATATTGCCCTACCTGACGTTGCACAGACTGTAGGGCGAAACCTTGTGCAAGGGGTATTATACTATGGCTAGTACAACTTTTTCTGGTCCAGTCCGCTCTGAGGGCGGTTTTCAAGATATAACAAAAAATTCAACTACGGGTGCCGTTACCAGCACCATGACGCTTCAGGTATATGAAGCTACAGTTACTGTTGCGAATGGAGCTACTTCTGGAAAAGAGTCCGCTATCGGTATTCCATCTAACTTCATTCCGCTGGCAGTTACGATTGCTGTAACAGGCGCTGCATCAAATGCTGTGACCATTAATGACATTGGAACAGACGCAGATCCAGACGGCTTTGTAGATGGCATTTCTGCGGCAGCAAATAGTGTGGGATTTAAGGGCTTTTTTCCATGCAATGGTGTTTTAGGGATGTCTGGGGGAACAACCACTGCAGCCACTGAAACAGCCGATGAAGTAGAGGTAGTTATTTCTGGTGATCCCGGTGCAGACACAACTGTAGTTTTGAAGTTCATGGGTATTTCTAGCTCTTCAGACGCATCGTAATAGGAGGGCATCATGGCTGCTTCTATTTTTGCCAAAACAGCTACAAGCACTGGAACTCTGCAAGGTGGGAGAACTAGACTGAAGTCGTTTTATATTAAGACGGCTGCTAGTGGTTCACCTGCGGTAGTATTTAAAAACGGTAGCAGTGGGGCAACGCAGTTGTCTATGGTGTTTCATCAATCAGATGACAATCAGATTACCATACCAGATCATGGTATGATTTTTACGGATGAATGTCATGTGACGTTAACAAACATAGATTCAATTACGGGTTTCTTTGGGTAGAGCAATGGCTCGAAAAAGAGACAAAATGCCTGCGCGAAATAAGAAAAACTTCCGTCCCACCAAAAAAGGGGCGGGAATGACAGAGGCTGGGGTCAAAGAGTATCGACGTAAAAACCCAGGATCTAAGCTCAAAACGGCTGTTACTGGTAAAGTCAAACCGGGCAGTAAAGATGCAAAGAGACGCAAGTCTTTTTGTGCTCGATCTGCGGGGCAAATGAAAAAATTTCCAAAAGCTGCCAAGGACCCAAACAGCCGTTTAAGGCAAGCAAGAAAACGGTGGAAGTGTTGAAACATCCTATGGTTATACTTGGACTAACTGTGCTTCTAAGCGCTATAGGGGCTGTTTCATACAGTTGGGCCAGTTGGACTACTAAGACCTTGATGTCCGTTGATAAAAGAACAGCGGTTATGGCAAGTGAAATATCAACTATTAAAAATTACATGGTGAGAGATTATGGCTATGTCGAGAAGTCAGATGACGCAACAAGTGTCCAAGCCGCCAAGTAAAATGCCCAAAGGGCTAACCTACTATAAAAAAGGTGGGAAAGTCTCTGCAAAATCTAAGGGCAGTAAGATTTGTCCTGAAGGTAAGGCTTGGGCAAAGCGCACATTTGATACATATCCTTCCGCGTATGCAAATCTTGCGGCTTCAAAATACTGCAAAGACCCTAACTACGCTAAAAAATCAAAAGGTGGTAAGAGAAAAGGGCGATAAATGT